CAAGCCAGAAGTACCGAATCCACCCAAAGCACGAACATAAGCGCGAGCCACATTCTGAGGAACATAGATGGTCAAATCCTCCTTGCCGTAGATGGCGTTAGGGATAGCATCAGCAACCTTACCCAATTCTGCGATAACATTCGCGGCAGTAACGGTTGTACCCGTAACATCATTGACATCGCCATCGGCAGTCATCAAAGTAACGAAGCCATCAAACTCACCAGCAGTAGCGTTAACGCCTTGCCAGATGTTCTGCTCAATCTTTTGGGCGGTCTTGGCGGCAACGTGACCGATCAAGAAGTCGCTGAAAGAAGCGGGGATGTTGTCGTAGGCAGAGTAGCCCATTTGAGAACCAATCCAAGAATCGTAATAGTCCTTCTTACAAAGCTGAAGGTTAACTTGGAAAGGCTCAACCTCCAATACGCGGTCAGTCAAAGTCAGCGTAGAGGTAGGAGTGAAGTCACAAGTGGCATCTTTAACGATGTCATCAGTAGCAACCTTCTGCAAGGTTGACTTGAAGTTTACGTTAGGAAGGATCTCAACGAGACCTTTGTCCAACGTGTCTGCGCTCAACAAGGCGGCAGATACATACTTGGAGGCAAAGCTTCCAGCGTATGAAGTCGTGATAGAAGTGGTCGTAGCCATTTTAAAAAATAAAAAAAATTAGTTGTTCAATTTTGCCAATACTCGGTCAAGCGTATTAGGTTGACGCTTGGATGAGAACATTGCTTGTTTAGATTCTTGCTTGGAAGGGTTGTGCTTGATAGGACGAGCCGCAGATTGAGAAGAGAACTTCTTCTCCATAGCAGACATCTCGGTCTTGGCAGATGCCAACTCCTCGCGGAGCTTCTTCATCTCTGCCGCTACCTCCTCAACAACGGGAGCAAGTGCTTCGGCAACTGCTACCTCAATGGCGGCAGATACCTCTTCGCTGATAGCTTCAGCCGCATCGGTAGCAACTTCAGCCGCAACCTCCTCGGCAACCGCAACGGCCTCCTCGGATTGCATCTCAACTTCTACCTCAACGGGGGCTTCAGCCTCCTTAATCTCGGAGATAATGCCTTCCTCAACGATAACGATGATGCGGCCATCTTCCAATTTGTGTTCCCCGACTGGTGCGGGTACGCGCTCCTCACCAGATACTACAAATACCTCGTTTTCGGGAGCGAACTCTTCGGCCTCAAGAACAGTACCGTTCTCAAGGTTCATTTGAGCGAACTCTACCTTGCGGATTTGTGCGAGTTCGGTCAAAATTTTGTTCAATACATTCTGTGCTTTCATAATTGAATTGCTTCTAAATAAATTACCAATAGGAGATTATTTGTAACATATTTAGATTGAACTCATATACGAGTTCAAAGCATTGTACAACTCCGTAGCCTTATCGTCTATGGATGCGCCACCATAATGGAGAGATATGTAGTCGGTGAAGAAATTGGATGCGGGTAATTTAATCCCATCTTGGTCAAACCTATTGGTTGCACAAACATATATCTCTCTCGTATTTGGGGAGGTATAGGATGTTGGAAATACGGGTTCGCCTCCCAATACATTGGTGTATAGTTGGCGGTATCTTGAATTTACAAGGCTTCCGTTTGAGTAAATCTTGTTTGTTTGATACCAAGAGAGTGTTACATCCGTGTAATACTTCGGCTCTTTGGTTGAGATGTGGATATGCCCAGATATGCTATTGGTTGTCCATACCGTGCTATATGGCTCAATAAAACTTCCTATTTGCTCCGTATTTGAATCACCAAAGACAATACCAGAACCTGCTCTAATTCCATAATTGTAACCCTTGTTTACCGTAGAGGCCACATTTTTATATGCGCCATAAGGTATATATTGCGTTCCACCGCTTACATCAAGAGTATTCAAAAGCCATACTCCATTAGAGGAGTTCGTGGGGGTCATCTGCTCCGCATCGGAATACGGGATGAAATTGGTATTTAAGTATGATGAGCCATCGGACTTGAATCCGCTATTGGATGTGAAGATGGTGCTTCCTACTTTGGTTGCTTGGTACTTGTTCGGATCTCTCCAGTTGATGGTTGCAAAGTCGCTATCTCCGTCCGTTGCGAACATATAGAAGTAATCAAACGAACCCCAGATGCCGTATTTCTTTAGGTCTACAATAAGTTGGTTTTGTAATGTCTTTTGCGCTTGAGTTGGGAGTGTGTATCCTTTTTGCTCTGCGTAGTTTAAGACATTAGCATAGTCAACATCATAGGAGATGATTACAGACGAACCTTGGCCTTGCAAACTACCAACGCCTTGCGCCCATAGGCTACCATCGCAACATTTGCGTGAGTAGGTGTTCTTATCCTTGCACAAGCACCCACGCTTTGATCCTTTAGGTGAGGCGTTGTTTATTTTTGGTGGCATCATAATTTACCAAGTTCTTTTAGTTTGCTTTCTGCCCAACGCTTTCCAGCCTTTCCTCCCCATAGTAGGTAGGAGATAGTGCCACAAGCGGAGGTATCTCCCTCATCGTAATATTCTTCTGCCCTTGAGAGGTAGGAGTGCATACGCTTGATGGTTTCTACGCTTACTGGCTTTCCTTGTGCGAGTTGTTGCGCTCGGATCTTGCCGACATCGGTAGCGCATTTATTGCCGCCCTTCTCGTTTAGCTCTATGCCCCTCTTGGCGTTGTTTTTAACGCCATCGGGGTAGTCACTAAAAGATTCCAATTCCAAACGCTTACCGCTTTTCTTTCTGCCGTCTCGTTTGATGATTCCAACAATAGAGGATAGGATGAGTGCCGCCTCTTGCTCCTCAATCTCGGCAAGTGGACTACGGCTCATATTAACCTTGTCAGCAAAGTAGCCTTCAATGGAAAAGCCCTTCACTTTATTGGTCTTGACGTAGTTCTCCCAGATGTCGGGGTTGTTGACCTTCATTGATACCATCCAAGTCCCTACGGGCAAGTCAAGGCCGTACATACGGCTCTTGTCCTTCTCTTCATCCTCAATAATCCAACTCTCTACCACGCTCATACCCTTGATGCTCTCTTCGTGTTCAAGGGTAGAGTTGTTTTGGTTGCCCTTCTGGAAGAACATCTCACTCGCCTTGCGGATGGTCTCCTTTGTGAAGTAGACATAAAACTCCTCCTCCCCGTCCTTGCGGTAGATGGGTTTATTTGGAACGAGAGCCGCACCCATAAGGATGCGCTTCTCTGCACTTTGGGTAGCGAATTCTACCTTTTGCTTGGAGAGGGCAATAAAGTCCTCCTCAATAGCGGGGTACTCCACCAATGAGATGGCGTTGATCCCAGAAAAAAATTCGTTTTCGTCAATGATTAGTTCTATTAGTTTCATCCGATGGTTGCGGTTTTGATTCGTTTGCGTTCAAGTTCTTGGGAGGTGGTTACATCGCCTCCTACTACATAGGCTCTTACTGGGCGGTCAAATTGAGAGCCGATGGATTGAGCCAATTGGTTCGTGCCACTCTGCCCTACAATATTAAACTGCGGAGTGACACTTGGAATGCTTGGCGCAGAGGTAGCGGAGGGAATGGAAGTAGAATCTCCCGTTGGGCTGAACTTTTGAGAGGCGATTGTCGCGGCTCTTGCCAAGCCTCCGGCAACTGCAACAGAGGCCGCGAGGGTTGCCCTCGCTACGGAGGTTGGATCACCTACTACCAACTGCGAGGCGTATGCCTTTTGAGCAGACACATAGGTGCTTACAATCGTCTCGGCAAGGCTTAACGCCTTTTCACGATTAAAGGCTCTACGGGCGGCTTCTTCGTTGTCCTTATCAAATATACCATTCAACTCTTTAAGTGCGCTGAAGGTGCTTAAAGTGGACTCTACAGCAAGGTCTTGTATCTGCTGACGGAAGGCGCGTTGCTTATCAAGTTCTTCTTTTTGTTTTGCATCCGCTTCTTTCTGGTACTTGTCCTTAATCTCCCCAATCTCCTTTTCCCGTTGCTCGGTAATCATCTTGAGCGTTTCGGCATCGTTAGCGTATGCCTCCTCAAGCCTAAAGAACTTATCATACACCGCATTGATCTCTTGCTCTTGAGCAGAGATTTGTTGGTTAAATACCAACTCATCAAGCTTACTTCTATCCTCCAGTAACTGCGCTTGGTAATTGGCTTCTGCCTCAAGAAGTTTATTATGGAGTTCTTGTTGCTTCTTTAAACGCTCTTCCGCATCTTTATCTCGTTGGGCTTGTGTTGCCTTATTAGCGGCCTTTTCCTCGTTCTGTGCGGCTACCAAATAGCCGTCTCGTTTGCTCTTTAATTGAGCCAATGATTTTTCCGTCTCTTTAATGGCGGCATCCGCTTCGGTGGCTACCTCGTCTGGATCAAAGACCATTTTAGCAAGACCGCCAGTAAAGCCCTCCTCAAGGCCAAAATCCTTACCAAGAGCCTTACCCACCATATCAATGGTCGCAAGTAGGGTACTAATTGGTAAAGTCAAAAAGCGAATGATGCCTTGAAGAATCGCCTTGTTGCGATTCGCGGCATCTACTTGGCTTTTCTTTATCTGCTTTTGAGTTTCAAGTTGAGCCTCAAGAGCCGCAATAGTTTCGTTGGTTTGTTGGATTTTTAAATCCCTAATCTCCTTCTCGCTCTTTCCTTGTAAGCGCAATGTATTCTCTTGAAGGTCTAAAGCCTCCGATGCCTCTGTTTGGGCTTGGACGGTTGCCTCTGCCGCGGCTAACTGTTCCTTCTGTGCAGAACTAACACCATTAACCAAGCCTACAATATCCTCCCAATAGGCTACGATAAGACCAAGAGCAACAACCAAAGCCCCGATACCCGTAGCAACGAGGGCTTTCTGCATAGAGTTTGCCCCAGCAACCCCAGCCTTAAAAGATGCAATAAAACTTTTCCCTAAACCCGTAACGCCCTTGTAGACATTTTTAATTTTAGTACCTATACCACCAAAGCCTTCATCAATAAGAGTAATAGCACTATCAGCATTTTCCTCCATATTCACTATGTTGGAACTTGCTTCTTTGGTGGCGTTCTTAACGTTGTCTAACCCTCCGGTGATATTTGAAGAGGCATCCTCAATATTTGAGGATACGTTAATTTTTACTTCTATCGGTTCAGCCATTGCCTACGCATTATTTTTATACCTTCCTCCCAAGAGGTGGGAAGGTGATATTTTCCTTTTGCTATCTCTACATTCTCCGAAATGCCGATATGATTATCGGCTTGGAGAACCTCAACTAAATAACTAATAAAGCCCTTTGTCATACCTCGTTCAATAATTCAAGTTGCGCTCTTCCGGTGGTCATATTGATGTTGGCACTATTGACCACCCACTTCTGGTTATTCCAAATGATTTTATTCTTGAGGTCAAAGGTGATGATGTTGCCCAATGGCAATACGGCCTCTACTTGTACAATTCGCCTCTTGCTATCGTATAGGTCTACGATATAATCCTCCCAGTAAGTAGCGTACAAAGAGTTGGTAACGGAAGTCAAATAGTAAGGATCTATGTCCGAACCCCAAGCAAGGGAGTAGGCAGTACCTACGCCAACGCTTGTGCTTGAAATATTGGCATACCATACTTGGTTTACTTGTGTTTCCGTACTGGATTCATCCACAAATGAAATAGGGTTGGCAGAGATGTCCAAAGAGAACTCACCATAGATAAGGATGGGTGAACCAAGATAGGGTTGGAAGCGGTTCTCTACGCTCGTATCTGGCTCTCGCGTTTGAGACTTATACACCAAGATATTGGTAAGCGTACCCGCATCAATGTCCGTCAGCCTCTCAAACAAAGGACACTCAAAAGGTAAAGGGACTTGATATGAGCCTCCGTCAAAGGTGAACTTTGAGTTAAGGTCACCATAGCCAACCCCGTAAGGGTTGGTGCGCTTATACTCAAAGCCAAGTATCTGTTCAGTAGCTTGGTATTTAAAGTCTATCTCTCGGTATATGGGAGGGCGGTTCACAGAAACCGCCTCAATGCTCATATAGGAGGTAAGGTCTTGGTCTGTACCATCGCCATACCAATCATTGAGCGTTTGGAGATTAAACTCCGTTTCGCTATTGGCAGTAATAACAAGGTTGTGCATCTTGATGATGCCCCCCAAGAAGTCCTTAACCTTTATCTCTGGCATCAAGGATGATACGTCAACACGCACTTGGTAGGTGGCCGATAGCGTTTGGCGTACCTCATAATATTTAGTAAGGGTAAGCACATTCCTACCGAAGAACTGCGTAAAGCGGTAGACCATTGCCGACTGCGTAGATGGGCGCAGTTTCAACTGCCACCTCTCTCCCGTGCGCACCTTAATAGGGACAAACTTACCACCCAATACGTTACCCGTATGAGCATTGGTAGCATAGAGAACATCATCCTTATATAGGTCTACATAGTATTCTTGGGTGTATACTACGCTATCTATGTTATAGTTGAATTCTATATTTTGAAGGTCTGCTCCGCTTGGCACAAGCCACCAATCATTAGATAGGTCAAATCCCGCTATCGTTTGGGCATTGAAGTTAACGAGTTGACCTACTGCCCCATTGGGTTGGTTCTCGTACATATAACCCTCATAGCGATGCGCCCAGAGGAACAACTTGTTGAACTGCGTATCACTCATAAAGTCCCCCACGAAGCTAATGCCGTACTTGGCCTCCATCGCCTCAAGGAGTTTAACCACCTTGATGGCTGGTTTTACCTCGTAGTAGTTTACCCCGTGATGGTGTCCGGCGTGTCCCGTGACAAACTGGATATCATCTTCGTGACGAGGATCGGAGGAGTTACTTACATTATATACCCAGTTTCTAACGGGTGACATAAGGGGATAGAACAAGTTACCACTCATCAAAGCATCTTGATCAAAGCCTTGAATCATCGTTGCCCCATCATAGGTATGGTCATAGGCACTCAAGTCCAAGTCATAGAGATAGTCCTCCCCGAACAAGTCCAAGAGGCTAACCAAGTCCCCATAGAAGGTAAGCGTATAGGCATAAGGCTCTGTGCCTTTTAACTGTACGTTCTCTATCTCCACTACTCCAGTACGAAACGGTGAGGAGTTTATTTCAATCCTCGCCTCTTGGCGTAGTCTTCCATCTACTGCCCCTACTACATCGGTACGATAGTAGTGAGATAGAATCTGGTTGTTTACCGCAGAGGCTGGGATCGTAAACGATTGCGAGAAATCCGTAAAGACCTTTGAGAGGTCTTGTACGTTTTGAGCCGTAAGGGTGATACTAATCTCCTCATCTTGGAACAAGTCTACCCGTTGCCCATTGATATATAAATCTACTTGGTTCATCGGATAAGATTGCGCTCATCGTGGGCATAGTCAAACGTAAGGGTGTAGTTGATCACCTTGCGGTTCACTTCCTTCTGGTATTCTACGCTTCCGCGTTGTGGGTTGATGGCGCGGTAGTTACCGCCCTCATAGATGGCTACGTTCTCACTCATTAGCAATTCCTCAATGGCATCCTTGTACGCCTCTTCTACCCATCCCGTATTTAGCGTGATGGAGTTGCGAGAGTTGATATTGAAGTGCTGATATTGAGCCGTCTTAAAGTCCGGCTCGGTGAAGGCATCCGCATAGATGCTACGCTTGTATTGGTCATTGGTAAAGTTACCTTGCTCGGTGCTTACCTTAAAGAAAGTGAGGTAATCACTCACCCCGTAGCGGTTGGTGTACTGGATAATCTCTGGGGTGTACTTTGGCTCACAAACGACCTCGTAGTTAATCGCCTCTTTGTCGTGGCCTCCTAATGCCTCTATGGCGTTCATAAGGCAAGACCATCCTTCTACTACTCCACCATCTGCCTCTACGCGAGTTTTGTAATCAGCACCCTCGCTATTGGTGATGAGGTTAATGGTGTAGGTGCTTGTGGGTTCAACGCCCACAAAGTCCAGTACGCTCTGCACTCCGCTTGGGATATAGATTACCTTATTTTGGCTCTCGTTTGAATTATTGGCAAAGCCCAATTCATCCTCCAAGTGATACCAATACTCCGTTCCTCCAATCTCATAGGAGAGGGCGTTAAGGCCATTACCAGCAAAGTAAAGGGCGGCTAACGCCTCCCGATAGCTTGAGTATACTTGGTGAGTACGGGCAATCGTTAGACGGGCATCCGTATACTCTCGGTTTTGAGCCTCGCCTCTTTTTGTCCAACCATCGGTAGCAAGGAAGGCGTAGGTAGTGCCAGTACCCCAAGGCGCAGTAACGGGACTCGCTCCGTTATCGGAGTATGTCCAGTCACCCGTAAGGTTAACCCATAGCACCTCCCCCACTTCGGAAGCCGAAGGGGCGGTGATGTTGAACTTGCCCATAGGGTGGAGGAAGTTGCCGCGCACAAGATTGCTAACCTCAAAGTTTACCACCTCATCAATGGAGTAGGTTTTATTGAGGGTATAATCTGCTCCAGATGCACCCGTCTTTGCACCCGTATACATCTCCACTCCGCAAGACATTGCATCCAATGTATCTGCGGCAAGGGTGTTATTCTTTCCCGTCACGAAGATGGGGCTACGCGCCATACTTACGCTTGATGGTGAGCCTAATGTTGGTGTACTCATTTGTTATTTTCTATTTCATTGGATACGTCCTTTAGCGTGGTGCGTAGGAAGTTCTCCACGTCCAAGCTAAAAGGCTCGGTTATCTCACTCGGTAGTTTTTGGAATTCTATTCTAAAAGGTGTCTGGAAGAAGTAGGTAGGGGCAATACCCTTCTGCTTAATCTTGCGGTTGATGAGGTAGGCGAGGGAGTTCACTCCCGCCTCCGTTTGTTTGACAAAAGATCCCGTCTTTAAGTCCCTCAAGCGGATAGGCTTTTGGCGTATCCACGCCTTCAAGGCATCGGGGGGTACGCCCTTTCCGGCCTTACGGCCTTGGTCTACCACATAGCCGTATTGCTTCCAAGCATCGTTCTTGTCAAAGAAGTTTAGGCCGATGGAGTTAGCCATCACCTTGAGGCTATACGATCCCGGCAAGGATTCCCTCAATCTTCCCGTACTGTCTATCCTTCGCCTCTTGCCATCAACGGTGCGGTACGCCCCAAGCTCAAGCTGGGCTTGTTGCAGAACCCTATCCGCAAAAGCCTTTAAGTACGCCTCCGTATTTTCAAATTTTAGCATACGGCTATCTCGTTGTTGGCGGTAAGAACGTCAAAGGTGCAGTTCCAACCCGCCAAGAGATTCTCAAAGCGGTCTTGGAAGGGGAGGCATTGGGGAGTGCCTTCTAACTGGTAGAGGTCAAAGTGCAAATCACCGCGCTCCAATTCTTTGATGACGGCATTGCATACCGCCAGTTGGGTATTGAGGATGTCTTGGGCATTGTTCGTTCCGTAGAATGGCTCTTGTTGGTCGCGTAAATTCTCTTTGGTTTCATCCACTACATCCATAGCCAAGATGGAGATATTGAAGCGGATAACTTGCCCCGCGATGGTCGCGGAGTTAATCATAATATGCGAGAGGGGGAAGATGGTTTGCTTGTTTAGGTCAACATCAAAGATGTCCCCGTAGGTAACTACGTTAACTTGGGAGTGAGCCTCAAGCACTTGCTTTATCTTCTCCAATACCAGATAAAAATTTCTCATCGCTTTATATTCTTTTGTAGGATCTTTTTTTCGGTTTCAAGCTTGTCGCGCTCAAAGGTTAAATAGGTCAATGCGAAGGCCGCGTTAAGTTTGGATACGTCATCAAATCGGGTAGCATCCCCTTGAGCAAGAGCATAGAATAAGGGAAACCAACCCCACCTTCTGGAGAACTGGGATTCACTACTGAATTGGTCTTGCTCTCCTCCACCAAAGACATCAGGGAAGTTCTGGATAAATCCATCCCTAAATCGCAAAAAAAAACCATTGCCCCCATTACCACGCTCAAGGGCATCTTACGCATTAACTCCGCTTGTAGGGAGTCTGCCTCATAATCCTTGATGCGGTATCTCTTGCCCATCTTCTGTACGATAGGGCGGTATAAAACCGCCATCGTCTCGTTCATCCGTTGCCAGTCGGTAATGGTGGTTTCAATATCGTGCAACTCCCCAAAGGTGATTTCCTCAAGGCTTGAGATGAACCCGTACTCCACCCCATCCATCTTAAAGGTGTTTTGGAATTTAGGTCTTTCGTTGAATGCCTTTAGGAGTGTCTCGTTTATCTTGTTGATGGAGGCTACCTTCATCTTGGTGATTAAGTCAAGCTTGAGGCCGCAGAAAATCTCCACCATCTTACGAGATAGAAACTCATCATCGCCCTCCAGTTTCTGGAAGCGTTGGTATTGACCAAGTGTCAACTCATCAAGCCGATTAGGTACTATGACATTCATCTCTATTAAAATAACTTGTTAGGGTTAGCGTATCGCATACCGCCCGTAGTTCGGTCTGCTCAACCGATTAAAGGTAGCGTATCTGGTAGCATCAATAGCGTGGTTGAAGGCATCAATAGGGCGGTTGAGTAGGTTGCCGTTCTTATCCTCTTGCCACTTGTAATTTTGGAATTCCTTGATGGCGTTATGTGAGTCTTTCACAACGTGTATACGGTGTCGTTTGAGGATGTCTATCCCAGCCATCACAGAATCCGCCCCCTTGGCGGTGGGCTTGATGTTCCACCCCATCCGGTGCAACTCCTCAATGCTCTTGGGTTCTGCGCTATCTGCCCAGATCTCGTCATAGCGAGTCAGGCCAAGTTGGTGGAACTTGTCGCTAATGTCTTGGTTGGTGAGGTTGGTGTGATAGAGTAGCTCTTGGATGTATAAATCATCACCATCCTTGAACACCTTAACCAAAGAGGTAGGATCATTAGTAAAGCCAAAGTCAAGCCCCATAGATACGAGGTTGCCCTTTGGGGCATCCGCTACTTGGAACTGGAAGATGGTGGCGCGGGACATACCGCGCTCACCCAAGCCATAGATACGCCAGTAATCTTCATCCGTTCCCTGTAGCCTCTCAATCTCCTCTACAATGCTTTTATCAAGGAACTTATTATCCTTGTAAGTGGTCTGGAAAAAGGCGCAGTCATCGCGCGGAATTACCCTATCATAAATCCAATGGAAGGTATCGGATGGGTTGTAGTCAAGGATGATGCGCCCCTCTGTACGGAAGATAAGTTGTTGCCAATCCTCGTAAAAAAGCTCGTTAGCCTCGTTAATATACAGAAGGTCTCGTTTTCTTCCCCTTATTTTCTGCGGCTGATCAAGGGAGATGAACTCTACCAGATTACCGTTTATGTAGTATTCGTGGTTGGACTTGTTATGGTGTTCCTCTATGTAGAGGTCGTGGGTTCGTAGTATATCAAAGAAGTCCCTCATTACCGATGCTCGGAGGGAAGGGAAGGACTTACGGCAGATGGTTATTGTTTTGTTCGTTTCTTGCTCGGTATACTTAAAAATGATCCATAGCAAGATATTGTAGGTCTTACCACTACGAGTACCACCTTGCTCTACGATGATTTTCTTATCCGAGCGCAGGAGGTGTCCAAATACCTTATTGGTTTCAATCTTCGCCAAGAATCTCTATTTGGAACATCTTACCTCCGGTAGCTTCTATCTCTTGGCGTTCTACATAACCTCGCTTCTTACCCTTTGTCTTTAGGTAAAAGATGGTAGCGGTGGAATTGCCGTCTTTGATTTGCTTATGCAGTTGGCTTTCTGCAAAGTCAATAGCGACATCGTTTAAGTCCTCTACGGCCTTTTTGTATTCCGCATCCTCTTGCATCCATAGGTAGTGCGTAGTGCGACCAATGCCTACCGCCTTACAAGCGGCAGTTACAACGCCCAAAGATTTTTCCAGAGCATCAAGCATTGCCTTTTTATGTTGTTCAGTTTTGTCCATCTTTATCGTATATTTGTTTTGCGAGGGTAGTGTAATGGTTGCACACTTGGTATTCCAATCAAGAAGTGGCGTTCGAATCGACCTCCTCGCTCAAATTAGCCCTCCTCTCTTGGAGGGTTATTTTTTGCCCCTTGTACATCCCAGCACCTATTTCGTCTATTTTATCAAATGATATTTCGGACTTGGTAAGTATACAAGATTTATCTATGAGATATACATATTTTAATTGGTAACCATCAAATGGTTGCCACTTACGAAATTTATTTGACATTTTAAGATGGTGCGCTTGGATGACGTGCATTGCTTCTCCAGTTTCTGGATTTATTCTCAATGCAGTATTTTCTGCTATACCTACTAATTTAAATCCACTTGCTCTGTAAATAGTTCCATCACCACATTGAGTTCCATCCGCAAAACTAATTATCCACTTTATTTGAGGGGCATTTTTTTTAATAAGTCGGATACTTATAGCTATACATCTACTTTCGCTATACTTTGGCAAATAGTCATCAAATGCCATACGGTTTAACTCTATAAACTCATTCCATCCCGTATCTTCTACAAGGTTTATAGTCCCTTTTTTGTTTATACTTGGGCCATAACTTAAAACTCCGTGTAACTTTCCATCAAGAAAAGCACCAAAGTGCAAAGTGCTATTTGGCACAACCTTACCAGAGTAGTGGTGCTTCTTAACGAATTCATTAGCAATTTTGGCTGGAATGACCTTAACTACTATTTCTTTTGCTCTGCCCATTGCATAATAATTAAATAGAGGGCGTTGCCATTTGAGTTCTCGTTACCAAAGGTTTCGCAGTATTTGAATTCGTCTGTTGCTTTCACGTCTGCAATAGCATTTTTTATTTGTTCCGTTTGTTCATCTGCTAAAGTGAAAGTCATTTGCTGGAATGGTGATTTGTCACCATCTGGCAAAGAGAACTCATCACCAAACTGCTCTGCATTCAAATCAAATCCACCAACATCCAACCCCCATTCCGTCAACGCCTCCACATCCCATTCATTTGCCAAAAGATCCCAATCCCATTCTCCAAAGCCTACATTATCCTTGATGATAAACTCGGCCTTCTGTTCCTCTGTTAGTTGATCGGCAATGAGAATATCCACCTCTTGCAGTCCGGCGGCTTGACAAGCCTTTAGGCGCATATTACCGCCAAGCACTACCATATTGCTATCCACTACAATAGGGCGTAGTTCTAACATCTGGGGGAACTCCTTAATGGAGTTCACCAATTTCTTGAACTTATCATCCTTGATGATGCGGGGGTTGCTGGGGTTAGGTATAACCTTTTTGATGTCTACTTTCATCTCTTAAATAACTTTCTTTGGTGAATGTCTTGCAACCACTCCTTATGGTGTTTGACATCTCCGTAGCGAGTGTGGCAATCTCTGCAAAGAGCCATTAGGTTTTCAATCGTATCTCGCTCGTTGCTTCCTCCCATACCTCTGGCTTCTATATGGTGGATGTCTACTGCCGTCTTGTTACACACCTCGCAAGGTATCCAGTCGGTGGCATCGTACCCCATACCTTGCAAATATACTTTGGTGTGTTTTTTCATAGGTGCATCCCATTCTTGGTTACAAAGCTAACGCCCCACCAGAGCCATCCGATGGATACGCATCCATCGCAGACAGTTGAGTCGTAGGTGATGGAGATATGGGGGAGTAGGTGTACGCTCCCAATGTACTTAAAGGTTTCAATAACCATTATGCTTGAGGTGTTTGGTTAGTATGCTTTTTTGTATGGCATCCATTTTAACATTGTCGTGCATCCACTTGAGATAATCAAAATCGTTTATCTTGGTTAGCTTCCATCCTTTGTATTTTCCTATTACCATTTTCTCATCGGATACTCTAAATGGATTTTTGTAACCTTTGGGTGCGATGTAACTGTTTTGTATGCCACTTCTGTTTTCGTGCATTAAGTTTCGCTTATTGGGGGCTTTGTTATTCATAACTCATAGACTTTTACGTTAGCGGTGTAAGCACTATGCTCACAATCCCGTGCGAAGATGATCGCTTCTCTCTTTTCATTGAATGTCTTTCGGGCATTGAGTAGCCAAGTGCTATCCTCAAGGAACTTATCATAAACTACTACATATCCCATTTCTCTTTGGTGTTAAAGGTTATTGCGTATTGCGATACACGATATTTTACACTTTGAGTGCTTTTCATTTTACACTTTGGGAAGGTTTGGAGGGGGCAGCGGAAAAGCCAAAAACCTAATAATAAAAACCCCCTCCTCGCCTAATAAGAAAGGTTTGGGGGAGGATTTAACCAAACCAAAAACTCATCAAGAGTACCTCCCCCGCACCTCATTGTGCTATTTGACGGTCAAGCCATCTGCGGTACATATTTGCCGCAATGGCTATTCTCTGGGGATAGAATGGATAGTCCTTGCGTAAACGCGCAAGAGCTATCCGCATAAACTGGTCTTTCATTCTAACTCTCCTATTATGGTGTATGAGTCCAAGTCCTCTCCTTCTATGAAGAATTGCTTGTAAAGGGAAATCGCCTCTTGCAGTTTCTTTTTACCACGCTCTACAAACGATGGCTTGATGGTATAGATACCCACATCCAAAGAACCCTTGTCAATGACGATAAAGATGAAACGCTCTGGCTCTACGCCAAAGAGTTCACAGTAGATAGCCGCTTGTAGATCATACGAATACTTTCTTGCGGATATCTCAAAAGCCTTTAGGTCGGAGGTGGTCTTTAAATCGCAAATGAAATTCTCACTCCGGTCGTACATATCGGCTTTAGCGCGGAAAGGCAAGTCCCCTATCATTCCAATGGCGGGTACTTCAAAGTCACACCCAGCAAAGAAAGATAACGCCTTCTCGTTGCGTAGGAGGGCATCGGATATGCGTTGCGCCTCGCTATATTCCTTTTGGGTTATTGAGCCACTTGGGGCTTCTTTAAAAGCCTTCGTGGCTCTTGATTGTACATCTACTACGTTTATCTCTTCCATACGGTGAGGCTCTAACGCCATTAGGTGTACGAGCCTTCCGATGTTTAGAGAACTCGTTTCTTGCTGACCGTATTTGGTGATGTAGTGGTATTGCTTTGGGGAGTCCAGTATCTGCTTACAAGCAGAGGATGAGAGGGCATACTTTCCAAGATGCCCATAGTAGAAATCATCATCCTTCATTTTTTCAAGGATGGCTTCTTGCTCCCATTGCTCTCCGTTAAATAATTCAATCATCGGTCTAAATCGTTATAGTCCTCGTAATTACAATCATTACAGATGCCGTGGTAGTTGAGTACCGCATAGCAGTAGTCGCATCTATCGGGTGCATCATAGGGATCGGGTGCGCCAAATTCACTACACATTGCGAACCATATTATCAACGTCAACATTTTCAAGAGCAAACTCATAGAGAGCGTTGTAGGCAAGGCCGTAAATATCCTTACAGTCAAAGATGGCTTCTTCAAAGTGAGTGTAGTTCAACTCTTTGATGATATCAAAGCAATCGTAGGAGTAAGTCGTGGCATCGGAAATCATACTGAAAACAAGTTCCCACGATTCTTCTTCTTGAGTGATAGTGCCATCTTGCAGTTGGCGCATTACTTCTTCTTCGCATTCTCGAACCCAATTCCATTTATTGAAACTCATTGTAGTATGGTTTTAAGGATTGACATAACTGCGAAAGGGGCGAGGAGGGTAAGAACTACCCAAGTGATTCCAAAGGCATAAGCCTTGTAATCGTCTAATGTTTGAGGTTTTTTCATCTCTTGATGTTTTGTTGGTTTATCCAAATGTATAAACTTTTCAACAAATAAAAAAACCCCTTGGTGGGGTTTTAATTTATTCTCCTCTCCAAGAGGCATAGCAAACGGCTAACCTCTGCTCCTTGTCTGGGAATTCGCCTTGTAGGTCGGACATACAACGCGCCATAAAATCTACTTGGCTTTCTGTGGGGGTGGGTTCTGGAATAGGCATAGTTACATCAATTTAGTTCCATCGTTGATATTTAAATAACCAACCACCTTAACGATATTTCTATTATCGGCAAAGTCCGTATGTCTTGGTAAGCTTCTCTCCTCCCAGTTAATGCGAATGCGGTTTATGTAGAATGCCCATACGCCTATGGGGGTGGAGTTTATGTATACGGCTCTTGTTCCGTATTTGATACTGCGCTCCATTAGCGCATCGTGCTTGTCCCTTTCAATTAGCAGATTGTCGTAGTGCGCCCTTCGGCACTTCAACTCTACATCCATACCATACATTAAAGAGTAACAGTCATAGCGTGAGTATTGCTCCTCACTCATCGCCAAGTCCTTTAGGAAGTTTGCCTTGACGAACTCAAACAACTCACTCTCCTTCGTAGGTATTAAATACTGCATCTATGTGGTTTATGCGCTCCTTCCAACAAGATCCGCAACTTGATGGTTGCTCTCTTGTATTGAAGATACGATTATACATTACCAGAAGTATCTCTTGGTCTTTGACGGTTAGGGTGGCACTTCGCCTCTTGCGGTAGTCCGCAAAGAACTCATACTCCTCCTTGGTCATACAATTAGGCTTCCGGTAGCGGAACATCTTATTGAGTTTCTCCTTACGCGCCTCACAACCGCAATCTATTCCAGTAGCCTCGCTAAACCAATCCACCGCGGCCTTGATGCCCGTAGCGGTGGTTATCTGCTCAATGGTATCCCCTAACCCTTCAGCCTTCTTGCGAGGTCTTCCACGCTTGGTAGCTTTCTTCGCAGTCGGATTGGATTCTTTCTTTTCCATTTTTCAAAGTGTTAAAAATTGAACGTGCGGAGATTTTGGTTTCCTCCGCAATGCTCCGTATACTCATTGGGGAGTTGTGGTAGATTTCAAATAGTTTCTTATCGTACCAATGCCAATCCTCTACGTTTTCCCAAATATCATCTATAAGTTTATCAAAGTCCTCCAGAGCCTCAAGGTTAGGCTCTTCATATGGCAACTCATCATTCAACTCCTCTATGCTTACAAATTTGATTCTTGTCTGCATACGGGTGATGGTGGCGTACATATTGCGGAGGGTGATATAAACGAAGTAGGTATTGACCTCTTCACCATATAGGATTCTATCCGAATCCCCAACGTACTTATGCAAACGGAGGTACATCTCTTGTACGATGTCTTCCGCAAGATGGCTCTCGCATCCAAAGGACTTTAGCATCCGTAGCCAGTCCTTGTGCTTTTCCGCGAGTGCCTCCAGTATCACGATGTAAATGATACAATAAATAGACCAAGAGCTAACTGCAACTCGTAGCGGTGTCCGATGTCCTCGTAGCCATCCGAACCCCAGTCAAGGTAATTGATTCCTACTACGATGCCGACAACTGGAGATATTTTTACATTCATAACATCTGCTTTATATTTTCCATCTGTTGCTTGTAAATATATAACTTGTCGCTCCTTTCTTTTTCCTCCCTCAACTCTTGCCGCAACTCTTGGATCATCTGGATGAGTTCGTGGTGCGACATAATGGGAAGATCATCGTCTTCCATAAACGCCTTACGGAACTCTATGGCTTTCTCATATAGGTCGCGGTAATCTTTGTATTGTACAAGAGTTTTATGGCTCTTTAAGTAATGGACTACGGAGGCGTGGTCACGCCCCAGTACCTTACCAAGGCGAACACAACCAGCTCTACGAAAGGCGGCAGAGAAAGCCGTCCGTGCATACACCACGGGACGTTTCCTTGAGTTGTCATCCAAGATTTGGTTATTGCGGAAGAAGATTTCCTTTGCCGTGTGTAATTCGGCTATCTCCATTGAATCTCGGTAATGTCTTTCGCTTCGCATTTCTCGTTCAAAGTTTTAAGGGATAATTCCCATTCGCCTCTTTGGCTTCGGATGGTGAGCATCGTGTTGCTTGTCATCTCCTCACAAAAATAGGGAAATTTGCAATCACATCCCTTGCAGTAGTAGGTGGTTCTATCTACCACCTCAAAGACCTCCCCCGCCTTACTGCGGAAGTGATCTCTTGGTTGAAAGTTTTTAGATTCCGGATGCCGCATTGTCAAGTGCGTTTTGTAGGTTTTCTATCTGGAGGCGTAGCTCTTGGTTCTCTAACTTGAGCTTGGCGTTGGTGAGCCTTGCCTCGTTTAGGAATCGGTTCGTGCTACGCTCATAGTCAATAAAGTAATTCATCACCCTATCCACCTCTACGAGGTCTATGATGTAGTTGATGACCTCATTCTGGTCTGCGGTGCTTTCTTGGATGTTGGCTAAATCATTCAGCCAAATGAGATGCGCTCCCAATAGCATCTGCTTTTCGCGGATGTGCAACTCGTTAAACGTAGGATCAGAAGGGAACATCAACTTGCTTTTGTATAGGTTTATGGGGAATGATGCTCTCCAAATTTAAGATAAAACCTACATTAAATTTCATCGATTCCAAACGGATGGGTTGATCGAGGCTTGTTGGACGGCCTCCTGTTTCCAACGATTTCACTTTTCTAACGTGGATGTCTGTGTAAATCCAATCCGTTTCCGAAAAAACATACCTATGTATGCAACAGAAACAGTCACTGCGATTGACGAATTTACCCCCTCCTTCAACATCACTTGCCATTGGGGGCATTGGATGCCCCGCGTATGGATGTCCTTTTGCGTGTACCCTTCGTAGTGCTTCCGATACGGGATGGGTGTTTACTATGACCATAGCACCGAGTTTCTTACAGAATACTCGGATGTGGCTGGTAGCCTCGTAGTGGTATTCGTGAGTAGATACCTTGCCCAGTTTCTTTTGGTTGATGGTAAGGCTATTGTAGGGATCTATAAAGAGGCCATCAAATGCCCATTCATCGTGCATCTGCTCGGCTACCTCCAGTAGGCCGAAAACATCAAAAAGGTTTTCATTATCAATAAACTGAAAATGCCCATTGATAAAATCCAGTTGGCGATAGAACCGCGCCTCGTCAATGTATTGTATCTGCTTACCCTCCAAGAACTCGATGAGCTTTCTTACTATATCTCTAACGTCATTTTCCGATGAGTAAATAAGCCATTTCGTTCCATTGTTCATAGTGTGCTTCAGCATTAGAAATAGCATCGTGTGGGTTTTGCCTACGTTGGCGTGACCCGTAACGACAATAAACTCTCCTTTCTTGAAGCGTAGGTAGTCATCAATAGCGGGGTGACCGAACTTGGAGGATTCTGGAAGTTGGTTCTTCCGAGCCTTCTCCAAGTAGGACATAATGTCCCCAGTTTTTGCAATGAGTGGATGGTTCAGCATATAGCCGAAAGGTAATTAAAAAACCCCTCCGTAGAGGGGCTTTGGTTAAAATGGCATTTCTTGCGGGAAGTGTTGCGCGTGTGTCGCGCCTTGTTGTGTTGCGCCTGTAAGCACGGGGGTGTACTTGTCAACGAAGGAGGTGATATCCGTTACCTTGATGATCCCAGCACAAGCCAAGTCAATAGCTCCTTTGAACACTACGCTCTTGGCAATCTGCTCATCTTTATTAGTAGAGCCACCATAGGATGCTTTGGGCGTTGCGGTATAACCGCCGCCGCCTTTGCTGATTTTCACAGAGCCTTTAGCGTTAAGTGAGTATTCTACTTCATCTCCTACGTTATACCAAGGGCTTGGTGTCTTGGAGAATGCCGTTCCAGATTTACCGTCATCAAAGGTTACTTCCATCTTGTGGAGGTCTTGCCATTGTCCGGTTGGGTTGATGCTTACGATTTTTGCCATTGCTGATTTAGTTGATTGATTTGCAAATTGATAAATTCTCGTTTCTTGCTTTCTGCAAGTTCTACCTCAAGGCGCACTACGCGCTCCTCAAGCCATTGGATGTATGCCTTGTCGTTCATCGCAGTAACTTACCTTCTATCCAATCAAGCGTATCGCTCTGCGCTTTGAGGATGGTTATAGAATCGCTAATTGCAACCTCTCGTAAATATTCAAGAGTCTGCACTTTCTTCTCCAATGCCTTGATACGGGCATTCTGGAAGCTGATAAGGTCTTGGTAGCCTTGTGGACAATAGTCCAGTTGAGTTCTGTTTTCCATTTTGTTTTTCATTTGGTTGATCCAAATATATGGAAAACTTTTTCAACATTATTCGCTTTGTGTGAAAAAAACTTTTGCGGTGTCCTTTGGGAGGGTGTCATCATATTGGATACTGACCTTGCATACATAGGCTTTAGTATCGTCTGGAATACCTCCCCAATCCTTGAAGGCATCAAGGGCGAACTTGATGCACATAATGGAGTTGTCTAAATCGTATCGGTAGTTGACGAGTGCCTTTACGGATATGCGCTTGAAGGTCACCTTATCGTACTGGTCTAACTGTTCCAGTATTTCAGCCTTGAATTTATCCTTTGCCTTCTTACGCACTATCCAATGCTTGGATGCGTAGAAGGAGTTAAGGGAGGGTACTTTGCCTACCTCAACGCTTATAGCCACATCGCTCTGCAAAGTGTGGATCAAGGTCATAAATCTTTTTGAGGATTTCTTGCTCTTGCTTTAGAGCATATTGTCGGGCGGCATAGGTAGATTCGCAGTTGGCGAACAAACAAGCGGCCTCTTGAAGGAGGGTGTCAATCTTTCGCTTCGTAGCCTTGTTCGTGTAATAATGCCATTCCATCGTATTGGATTTTTGCGGATGAGGTATGGTTGCCGAAGTATTCAAGGTGGTTAGCTGATTTTCGCGTTTGATGTTCAAGTTCTTTCTCCAGATGGGCGATAGCTTTACGGATATCTTGAGCCATTGGATTGTTTGGTTTCTTTCCGGCACGGAGCAGATAGGTGATTGCCGTACCAAGGTTGTAGTTGTCCTCTTGGAAGTCCAACACAACATCAAAGGCTTCTATGCCTTTGTGTTTGCCGATGTAATACTTTGGTGTCTTGCTCATCGGTACAAAGATATTATTTTTTTTGATTATCTACTTCGGCTTGGGTATCACCCAAGTCATCCCAGTAGATGAAATGCCAACCTTCGTTAGGTGTTGTAGTATTTCTTGGCTCTTGCTCTTCTGCGTTCTTCATCAGCTTCTAAAGGATAATCCATAAAACCAAAATGGGAAAGGAAAGGGTTTTGGTAGTCATCTGGTATTTCGCCTCGTTCTATCCGATCCCAATGCTTTCTCTTTTCTTCTTTAGTCATAGTTACTATTATACTAACTAATATACTAACTTATACTATACCCCCCTAAAGGGGGTATATTAAGTTAAGTTATAATATATATCTTAAGTTAAGTTGTAAAAAATAAGAAACAACTACTAACTGACCAAACACTTTTAAAAAAAAAATTCCGCGTAGGCTTTTTGGCCTCGCTCCAAGAATCTTTGATTTAAGAGGCTTTCTGCCATTGACCTATACGCACATACCACTCCGCTATTGAAAGTGGCTTAAATCGCACATAAAGCACCTTAAATGAGTTTCTGGGCTATCGTTCGGACAATAACCAACAAGCAGAGGATAGCAATCACCCATCCCAATAAACCCTCCCAAGTCATTTTGGGCTTCTCTGGGATGCTCTGTTGGATGACCTTGATGGTTTCTATTCGGATGGTGTCCGGAGGGCATTCAGCCCTCACCAACACCTTCTCACCTTCCAGATACCTAACCTCAAGCTTTACGCGATCTTGGTAAATTGTCGTGTCCTTTTGGAGGACGAGGGTGTCTTGAATCACCCTCTCCTTTGTGACTACAACTGTGTCCCGAACAATTACACTCTCTTGGAGCGTTTTCGCACCACCGCACCCACTAACTGCCACAAGAATCGCAATGCTCATCGTCCAAAGAGCATAACGGGTTAACGGGTAATTCTTCAAGTTCATTTATCCAGTTGTTTAAATCACTCATAATAACCAATCAAATTTCTCGTAAACTTTAAACGAAGGACAAGCCTTTGCGGCATATTCGTTATGTCCGTGTAGACTCAAACGCCCATACTCCTCACGCAATGCCTTGATAAGGTTTACCATTGCCGTTTCTTGCAAGTCGGTCATTGTGTCCTTTGGGGTCTTGCCGTCCTTCTCAACCCCTCCGACATAGCAGATGCCTATGCTTCCAGTATTCTGCCCAGAGGTGTGTGCGCCCACTTTCTCAATGGGTCGGCCTTTGTGGATAGATCCATCCAAGTAAATGACATAGTGATAGCCAATATCCGACCACCCACGCTTAAGATGCCATTGGCGAATGGTCTCAACGGTTATGTGTTGCCCCTCTCTCGTAGCAGAGCAATGCAATATAATCTTATCTAACGGCCTCATCGTCCTTGACCTTTGTAGGGTTTGCTATAATTCTTGGAGGCTTTGTTCTTGCTCTCTTGCTTGGAGTGTTTACCTCGCTTCTTGCTCTTACTTATATAAGAGGTAGCCGTTTGACCTTTAGCCTTTGCCATTGAACTTCTCAAAAGAAGTAAAGCCAAAACAACCCAAAGTCAACAACAAGACGGCATTCACCAGACCATCGGAGGGCGCAATGTCTTGAGGGCTGAAGGAATTAACCACCAGCATCACCAAAAGAGTCAATGCTCCCAACAAGCCAACAAAGCGTTTAGAGCTTACGGAATCTCCCGTACCTAAAAGGCTCTTAATCCAGTTTTTCATTTCAGTTGATTTTTACGAATCTTAATCTCAAGGTAGGTCTTGTAGATAAGGAACGCGGATAAGACAATAGCGAATACCGAAGCGATACCCGACAACAAAGGGTTAATGTCAATGGTAATCCAACTGATAATTGTTGAGAGGAAGGTAGCCCCTACCGATTCAGTCCGTGTCATAATTCAGAAGGAGGCGTTGGAGGTTGACAATAGGCCGCCGATGGGTTCGCCGCGCAATAGTCCAAAGCGTATTGTTCCGCCCATCCCGCGAAGATGTGAACGCCACAAGGTTCTGGCCATACAACATAGGATGCGAATGATGTGGTCGCGGGTTGATCCGTCCAAAGGATGTCAACGGAATACTTTGGTGATTCTACCTCACAAACGCGGTTGCCTTCGGCATCCGTTCCCCATTGTGTGCAAAGGTGGCCTAACTCTACCACCGCGATAACTTTGGAGGCATCCCAAGAGGTGTTGCCCTCTGCATCGGTGGTTTCAATCTTGGCCTTTGCCGTAGCCCATTGCGTGGGCGTAAATTCGTATTTTCTAAAGGTTGCCATATTCTTATGCGGTTAAGGTTGCAAGGTCTGCGTTGGAAAGGCGGGTCTTAAAAAGAATTATTTGTTTATCTACCATCGTTTCAAGCTGATTAATAGCGGAAGGACTTTGACCACCTATTACTAATTGCGACGTTGCTGGAATTGTAACAGCCGAAGAGCTTGAGCCGACCAAATTACCATTAAGGTATAACGCAAATGAACCACTTTTATAGGCCATTGCTAATTTATTTGTGCCTACCGTGAGCGCCGTAGATGAGAATACAGAAACGGAAGTACCTGCTCCAGTATTGTTAACATATAAACGTGAGAGGTTTCCGCTTCCAGCTTCATTTAACCCAAGAAATATGTAGTTTGATGTAGTGCCATCGCTTAAAATAATTCTGCTGACATTAGTTGGGTTTAATTGAAGCGTTTGAAATTCCACAAAAATAGTCCCCTCCGTCTGCCCAATCAAAGAAGAAATGCCCGTTTTAGAAGCGGCATCGGCCACACGGGTCACCGCAGTTGATAGCGTGTTGAGGTAGGAACTTGCGTATGTTGCGCCAAGTTCCGACATAGCGCCCCAAATCCAAACCGTTCCCGAACTTGAAACGGCAGGATAACGACCATCCGTTAGTGAGTTAGCAAAACAAAGATAAATACCACCAGTAAGGACATCGGTAGAGGTCAAAATAAGGCGCCACCATCCATTGCCGTAATCAACCATTGAAGCCGTAGAAGCTGAACCCAAACCGCCAACGGAACCAGTTTGCAAATCGTAGTTTGCTACCGCATCAACGGTTCCGCTTGTTAAAATTTGGACATAGCGTTGCGTTCCCATCTTAACAAAAAACGAAATAGTTTTTGCTCCAGCCGTTTGCGATTGCAAAACAGCGTGTTGCGTTGTTGTTCCGTCTGCCGTGAATAAATCAGCATTTTGGTAACCATCGGGGGATACGGCATTATTTGCCGTGATAGTTCCCGCTACTTTAGTCCAAGCCGCATTATCAAAGGATTCCGAGAATGTAACGGCGTTTGTGCGCTGGGGTTCCAAGAGGAGCGAAGGACACGAAGCCCCCCCCGAATAGTCAAGGCGAGGCAATCCACTCACGGGGCCGACTGATACCGCTGAAGATGTGGTGGCGATGTAGGGCGTAGGGCCGAAGTCCGAAACCTCTGCTTGTGCGCCAAACGCATATCCGTAACCGCTTACACTTGGCGTAAAAACGGCCGCATCACTAAATCCAAATTGTAATACACCATTTGAAGCAAGAACTTTTGAATAAATAGCGCAACGATACCATCCTCCACCAGCATCTGTAATACTTGCTAATTCGTTAGAAGTTACGCCACTAACGGAACCAGTTGACAAATTGAACCAAGCATAACTTGATGGCGAACCATTAATAAGTACATAAGCATAATTTAAAGTTCCCGCTTTTAAGTATACACTATTTGTCCAATAATTTGATGAAGCACTTACGGAGTTATAAACACCGCTATAAATATTGGTGCCTTGATTAATGGTGTCTGCCGTAATAGCCCCATCTAAAGGGTTTGCTATTGTGTTACTTGTTACGCTTGACGATGGTCTCAGTGTCCAAGTGCTGAAATTTTCAGATTGTATTACCTCGTTTGTCCGCACCTTCTCCACCAAACCCGAACTATTGACACGGGTCGCGTTAGATGCTCGGCTGAAGGTCAAATCGCCCGATCCATCTATCGGCTTGACACTATATACTTTTTGGTCTTTATAGCCACTCGGAATCATTACGAGCGAGGCATCATCAAAATAACTCATCAGTTCAAATTAAATAATTGTTCAACAAGGCAGTCTCGGCCTTCAAGCGTAGCCCCATCATCAGTCATCCGTTGGATATAGGTATCAAATAGTTCGTAATAGTTGTCTTCTCCTAAATCTTGCAGAGCCGCCACCAAGCAATCATACCCCTCCAATACGCCTCCATCAGCTTCTACCCTCGCTTGGAAAGCAAGGGCAATGTCATTAACTGGAGCAAAGCAAGGAGGTGCGCTCTCGTTTTGTATGGACAAAGTGGTTCGGTCAGTATCGCCCCACCAAGTCTCACAATAGATAGCCCCCCAAGATATTAGGTTACTCATTTTTTACTCTCTTTCTTAATTAAATAACTCTTTAGCTTTAGTACGTTGACCTTCTTGGGTTCGTAGTTTCGCTTCTTGCTCATAATACCCAACCGCTATATTGCACATCGTAGTCGGGGTACATATCATCGTTGGTATTTTGATTGTACTCTGGATAGGTCGTTTGGTTGTAGGTCATAAAGTCAATGAACCTACGCACATAAAACTCGGCAATCTTACGCTCCTTCTCAATTAAGAAATCTACCTCCGTCTTGTCTACACTCGCAGAGTTCTCGCTTTGGTGCTTATACACCCCTCCGTTGCCGATGGTATAGGCCGCAAAGGGCATATACTCCATTAGCGCAAAATGGATGAGCATAGGTTGAACGTAGTCCGTTACCAATGTCAAGTAATCGCCAGATAGCGTTCCGGCAATGATGTCTGCCGAAATCTTGTCATACAATTTAGAACCCAAGTAGTTTTGAATATGGATCTGTTGGGCAATCTTAATAAATTGGATGAACTTATCCGTATCCACATTACCGCCTAAAGCGGTGTTGCGTACTATGTCCTCGCGGGTAATGAATAGTGCCGTTGCCATTATCTATTTTTTAATGAGCCTCTTGTTGGTGTATCAATAGGACGAGTCTGTGCCTCATCCCAAGCCGTTGGTACTAATTTGCTTGAAGGCACTCCCGCCTTAATGGCGGCCTCCGTGCTTATCGTCTTATCGTTCTCAAGCCCAGCATTAGGAAGGAACTCACCGCCCTTGCCTCTCTTGCGGAAGTAGACCAATCTTCGCCAAGCGTGATGGCAGTAAACACCGCCCTTCCATTTCCAGATGGAGTAGACATTACGCCCTTTGGGGGCGAACTGTCCATTAACACCAGAAAAAGACATCATATCAATGTCCTCTTTGCGGTATACGATGCCAGAATCTGCGGCATTAACCATCTCCACGCAAAAGTCCCTTGAGTTGGCACTTATGTTGCGAGTGTAAGCGTAGCGTATCTTATAAAGACCACTATCGTACTTGCTTCTATCGTCAGCGTTAGAATAATCCTCAACGGCAAAATTATATTCCTTGGAGAGGTGGGAGTCCTCGTTATCTGGATCATTGACTACCTCATCGGAGATGAGTTCCCATTCTTCTAAATCAATGACCTCGCCCTTTCCCCGCAACTGCTCAATCCAAGCTTGTTCCTCCTCCTTGGTGAAGGTAGGAGCTTTGGAGAGAGATGTTTTTACACCCGTCTCTTGCTCAATGGTTGCGCGATCAGTTACCACCGCATCGGTGAACTCAATAGGCTGAAGAGTCTTAAAGTACAAATCCAAAGAAATGTCGTTGTAAGCCAAAATCTTATCCAAGCCTTCCAAGATGGTTTCTTGCATCGGACGGATAACGATATTATCAAACAACTGCGAAGCCGTCATAAGTTCCTCCGCGTTATTACCTAAACCGCTTTGATCTTTAATGCCCAAGAGCATCGGAGATGTAACGCGGTGGGATACCATAATCTTACGCATAGCCTCATCAGCCAAGAATTGATATTGTTGGGAAGCATCGGAAAGTTGGACTGGCTGAATGTCAGCCGCCATCTCCTTATTGTCGTTGAAGGCAAGGATGAACTTACCAGCGTTGGAAGTTCCGGAGAACTTCTCCGCTACCTTGTTCTCAATGATGTAACGCTCCTCCTCCGTAGGTACTCCGTTATTGAAGTTGATAAGCATAGAGGGAGACATCCCGTTCTTAATATTGTTGAGGTGGTAGTTGGCTACCTCCTCCTCAAGTTCGGCATACTGGAGTCCTCCTTGATAGTCAACGGGGGCGTAGTAGTAGAATCCCGCGCGGTAGGGCTTGATATATAGAATCTCAATGCCCTCATTAGAGAAACCAAACGCTGGAATGCGGTGAGGAGTTTCCTTGTTGTTTTTTACCTCGTTCCAATCTTTGGCGTAGTAGTACCCCTCAATCTCGCCTTCCTCATTGCACTTCTCGGCTCGTAGGCTCTCAATAGGCATATGGTATACCTCCGTAATCATTGAGTGATCTTGGGAGTAGATAACTTGAAAAGCACATTGACCAAGCATCTTAAAGTCGGATGTTGCTTTACGCAAACAATCCTTACTAAATAAAGAACGCATCTGGGCATACGCCTCTGGCTTACGCGCTGAATCCGTAGCATCCAATCCCTTGCCATAAATCAATTCGGAAATGCCGTTGATAATAGCGTTGTTGGTGGGGCTACCTTGGAATCGGTCAATTAGAAATTGGAAGTAGTCATTATCATAACCATACTCCACCCAATCGCGGTTATTCACCTCCTTGATTTCTGGAGAGGTGTAACTGGATAGGTTTACAAAATGGAACTTGCTCATATAATTACAAATTCATTATTTGAGGTATTCTCCTCTACATATACCCCCTCGTTGACGGTATACTTATCAAAGATAGTTTGCGAGGTTACAAATACCCTATCTCTGTAAATCAGCGTAGAGCCATCCAAAACCTTTAAACCATAGTATCTACCATCCTTTAGGGAGAAAGTCCCGCTAATGGTCATATAGCCATCCGCAGAGGATACGCTAACCGATGGCGTAGCGGTAGTATTTCTTGATTCATCCACCAACTGAAGAGTGACACTTGCCGGGTAGGTTCTCGGTATAATCACAATGGACTGGGGTGAAGCTGACTCTTGTAGTATATGCATCTCAATTAAATAACTAAAAGGATATACTTTATTCCAAAAAAGAAGGGGGCATAAGCCCCCCTCTCTACCCAAATGAAAGAAATGTTAGGAGTTCGTACCCGTAACAATCGTCTCCGTAGCACTTGCCAATCCAGCGAATGGATTAGCCGCAGTAGCCCCAGCAATGAAGTTAGCGGGGAGGATCTCTTGAGCCGTCAAAGTTAAGGTATAACCAGACAAATCACCCATAGCAGTTCCGGTAACAATAGTGCCACCAGTAACCTCTGCTCCGTGGTAAGCACCCATCAAAAAGCAGTTGTCGTTGTAGTCTTGAACAACTACTTGGGGACGTCCATAGGCCATCAACTTCAATTCCTTATTGTCCTCTTTAGTCAGCTTGGTGAATTGCAAGGTCAAGGTTTGCTCAAAGAAAGTAGTGCCGTTTTCACGGCTTGAGTTGAAAGTTTGCTCCAAGTTAGAAGCACCCTTCAATTCGTATTTGTAAGCGGAGAATGTTCCGTCCGCATCTGTCAACTCATCGTTGGTTAGGGTAAGCGTACCCAAGTCCCCGTAGTTAACGAAGTAAACGGCTTTGATACCACCTACTACATCTTTACAAGGAATGGCACGTCCCGCAGTTAAATTACAAGCCATAGTCTTTTTAATTAAAAAAGGGGGTGGGGCAGAACCCTCACCCCCTTGAGGTTAAATCAATCAATCAATTAGGCGTAAAGTACGCAGTCAGCACCGATACCATACTGAACACCAGCCAAGAAACGCAAGATAACGCGGATGTTGTTAGAGCCATCCAAATCACCCATATCCAATACCTTAACCTCGTTGCGGTCGGATTCAAGACCAGTACCGAAGAACAAGTTTGAAGATTGTGCGGCTACCATTTTGTTAGAAGGAAGGCCGTTAACCATAGCAACGCGGATACCATCAAAGTACAAGTCACCTTGACCGTACCACATAGTGCCTTTGTTGTCAACACCATTAGCACCCAAGCCAGAAGTACCGAAACCACCCAAAGCGCGGACGTAAGCCTTTGCTACGTTTTGTGGGATGTAAATCACAAGGT